ATCTGTTCCATATCCTGTTGAATCAGTCGTCCTGATTCAAAAATCCACTCTTTGCCTTCCATAATACCTCGTACAAAGGCTTCTGGTGCTGAAGGGTCTGCTACAATGTCTGCAGCGGTGGCAATTTGAAAATCGTCTTTCACATAATTAATACCGTTCTTTTCTTCTAAAGAACCTACACCACGACTAGAGACTCCAAGTTTTGCACCCTCATCTATCAAATTTTTAACAATTTTGCCGTATGGGGTGTCCATAATCTTGGCACGACCAATAAAGTTCTTTTTATCTGAATACAGATCGGTAATCATGTGAGACACACGCTCAAGATTAATAGTTGGGCCCTCTGGATGACCCAATTCACCAAATGCTCGTTTGCCTTCGACCGCTTCTTTCATATAGCGGTTTACTTCCTTCTCCATAATCTCAGAAGGATACATGCGTCCATTACGGTTTTTCAGATTTGATTGTAAGAAAACACCCTCAATATAAAGTGACTTCTTGCCATCTTTCTCTTCGACGATATAACGAACGTCTTCGTTGACTTCGGTAATAAGTTTCATTAGCCTAGATCTCCTTGATTCTGGTGCTGTTGCGAACCATAACCAGAAACTTTAGCAAGTTCTATTACAACTGAACCAGTTCCTGACGAGAAATCAACAACCAAATCTGAACCGTTTTCTTCGTTGTCTGACCACCCCAGAAATTCCATTTTACCTGAACCTGATAGATAGTATAAAACTACACTGTTCCTAGTAATAGTAGCAGTGGTGCTTACTGCCAGCGCCCAATGAAGAGAGCGAATATTTGCTTTGGGTGACGACTGAGTTTCAGTAGTCTTTTTTAAATCTGTGGCAAGTGCAACAGTGGCGCTGCCTGTTCCGCGCACCTTAACAACACCATGAACTTGTGTTAGTTTTAAAACTGCCTTTGTTGCCATTTGCTAGTCCTTTAATCTTCTTGTGTTTCTTCTGAATCCATATCAAATGTACCTGCTGCCATTTCTTCGCGGCGAGCATTAACAATCTCTCCCGCCTTTAGATCCATAATATCATTAAAAACTTGTTCAGCATCTGCTAATGTACCATTTTCGATGTTATTTATTAGATCTGTAATTGCTTCTCTATTTTCCATAATTACTCACCTTAGTTTTGTGTATCTTGAGTTTGTTGACCCTCTTGTGGAGGAGTACCTTCTAACGGAGAATAATCAGGAGGTGAAACCTCAACTGCACTCTTCGCATTATCTTTTTCAATTCGATCTATTTCATCGTCTGTTAAACGAAGGATTTCTTTCTGCACAAATTCTCTACTGTAAATAGTGCCGATATAATTCGACAAACCGTTAAGAATTTCTACACGAGACAAAAGAATCTGTTGATCTTTCGTTTCAGTATAAAATGCATCAGAAGCAAATTGATATTTGATTTGATGACTAATTTTTTCCCAGTCTTGGTCAGTAATAATACCCTTTAAGATTAACTGAGTTTTTAGAAGATCGTCGAACAGAAGCGAAAACCGACGACGAAGTTTAGAAATAAACTTAGTAAACTTCCATTCGTCGCGATTAATTTCAGCCGAGCGACCGAAGTTTAATCCAGTCTGTTGTTGTAAACGAGAGATAGGAACATTAAGTGCCTGATATAATTTCTTCTGAAAATATTCAATGTCAGTTATTTCGCCGAGATTTTGTCCAGCTGGTAAAGTGTCTATCTGTGTTCCTCTACCACCTTCGCGGCGAGGCAACCAAAAGTCTTCAAGCATTGACATAAATTTCTTATCATCGCGAATTTCACCCGTGTTTGAATCGTAAACAATTTTGTTACGATACTGGTTCATAATACCCTTGAGGTATTGTTCTGCCTTAATCTTTGGCAGGTTACCAACGTCAACGTAGAAAATACGACGTTCTGGAGCACGAGTAATACGATATATAACCGAAGCATTTTCCATCATACGCAGCTGATTGGCTGGACGAATAGCCTTATGAAGATATGACAGAGGCATATTTGTGTCTTGATCTTTTAGACCTGATGGAACAAAAGTGATTGCATCTTTTTCAATTCTAATCGTCGCGCCTGATGTAGAGGTGACAGATTGAGAAGGAGTAAAGGTTTTTTGTGCTGCAAGACCACGATCATTATATGCGTAATATTCAGTTATTTCTTTTATTAGATCAACGCCAGTCTTAGAATCTTTTTCTCTTGTAATCTCGCGGATCTTTTTAATTTTTCTTGGGTCAATGAATCGAATATCGGTAATACCGTTTCTGGGTTTCGCCGAATCAATAACTTTATGAAAGAAAATTCTACCGTCAATATACCATAAACGAAAATAATCTTGAGCACGAAGATCGAAATCTAGAATATCAAGAAGATTTTGGAACTCATCCTCAATATTCTTTTTAATACTCTTTGAGAGATCAACGTCATCAAGATTAATTTTGACGGGTTTTTCGTCATCTAAGTTTGAGATACAATCATTAACGATGTCTTCAATAGCAGTATCAATATCTGCCATCATAGCAATATCGCGGTACTTTTTAATTAGCTCCGCATCGTTGTTTGATGTTCCGTCAATGTCAATATAGGTGCCGTAGTATCCACCTGCGCGAATAGCTTCGACACCACCATCGTCTGTTGGAGCCACAAACGATTTCTCATTTTGTGGCTCCTTAGACTTTTGAATTTTATAACCAAAAATTTCCATTATTTAAAGTTCTCTTTAGCTCACTAAGTAGTGAGAATAGTTGAATGTCACTGTGAATTCTTCGATAACATCATTCTGACCATATTGCAGAGCAATTTCTGACATATTGATCGGGAATGCATCAAACAGTTTGTATGTTGCTAAAACATCTTCATTACGATCTAGATGCTGAACAAGAATATCAGCTTGGTATTCAGCTGGCGTAAGAACACCAGTGTTTGATTCTAGATCATTCAGACCTGCCATCCATTCTTCGATTGGTTTACGAAGAGAGAACTCAGTATCATTAATGATTGTTACTGTCCACGGATCGAAAGTGCGCTCACCTGCGAGTTTAACTTCGCGTCCGCGATATTGAATGAGTGTTGGGTTAACATTTGATGCTGGAATCGCTGCACCTGAAACAAGTAGAGAATACTCTCCATCTACAGCAGTTGTAACATATCCAGGGAAGCCAAGAACAACGCGGAACTGGTTTGGACGAGCTCCACCAGCACCTAGTAACCCTTTAAACTTTGTAATATCCATATTAGATCTCCTAATTTCTATCTATTTATGCGGGTTATTATGCGCCGACTTCTTCGAACGATACCGAGGTACGAGTTGCGATGAAGTTTAGGTAGATGAAGTTAATCGACTTAGCTGGCTTGATGTAAATATCAGCAACGAATTCGTTACGATCAATTACTTCGCCAGTATTATTCGATTCATCGCAAACAACACGGAAGTCATAGATACCACGGCGACCGCGAACATCGCGCAGGAATGGCTCAATTAGAGACTTAAACTGCGAACGAGTGAAGACATCGTTGAATTCAAACAACTGATACTTAGCAGCAGTCGCGATTGCCTTCTCAAGAACGATGAACAAACGACGCACGTTAATACGATCGAATGCCGATGGCTTGCTCAGAAGTGTTTTATCACCAAAAAGAACCGTTCCCTGTCCAGGGAATGTTACAACTGGGTTGACGCCATTCTTATAAAGAGTGTCGCGGTCTGTTTGATTTGGCGAGTAAAGCAGTTTCACGCAGTTCTTGATTTGACCACGATTGAAACCAGCTGGTGACCACCATGGATCATTTGTTGTATCAGTACGAGCACAAAGACCTGCAGTGTCAGCATTCAAAGGAATGTTGACATATTGATCATTATATCTGTCGTATTGAACTTTCCAACCAGAATCCATGACAGCGTATGAAGTTGAAGGAAGTGCGTTACGGCTAGTTATGATATCTGCAGCTTCACCACCAGCATTGTTCTTGACATCTGCTAGTAGTGGTGATACAAAGACCATACAATCAAGACGATCAATTGCGACATTGTTGATTACGTATGTTGCAACAGTAGCACTATGGCCACCTGTTAGAAGAAGTGAAACGTCAACAAGTTCTTTATTGGCGAAAAGATCAAATGCAGTTTGTTTATTACCGTCGGTGGGGGTGGCATCAACACCACCAGTCAAAACTCCATTAATCGCAGTTGCACCGATAGATTCAAATGCGTTTCCGTTAGAGAGAGTTCCCCAATCAGTTCCTGCTGATGGGTGATCCATCCACCAAACATATTTTGATTGTTGGTTAATTACATTCTTATAGAAATTTGTAGAACCGTCATTGTTCTTAGCGTCAACAGCAGCAGAAACAAAAGCAAATTTTTCTAGAACTGTTCCAGCAACACCAGTGAAGATTCCAGTTGAGTCAATTACGATAATGTGTAGTTCGTCGTTCGATCCGCCTCTTGCCGCAGCATGATCGGATGTACCTGGAGCAGAATCAAACTGATCAGCATAGGTCCAAGCGGAATAAGCAGCGGCACCAGCCAAAGAAACTCGGATAGAGTTTCCAATTGATCCAGGACATCTTGCAGCGAATGGACCTACTGCCGCTTCGCCTGAAGAATATGATGCTTCATAAACCGTTTCATTGTCGATCTTAACTGCTGTACCAGTAAAAACAGCATTGCGTGCTGCAGAACCTACTGCACGAACCAATTGAAGGTTATTTCCGTAACCAAGGAAGTTTGCGGCGGTATAAAAGTCAACGAGTGAACCGACTGTACCTGACCCGTATGGTCTACCGAACTCTCTTACAAGTTGTTGTTCAGAACTTACTGTTCTGATTTCATTTACAGGACCCCAAATAAAATCACCAACATAGCCACCCGCAGAACTTGAAACTGCTGGTACAACGTTAGTAAGATCTTTTTCAGTAACTAGGACTCCTGGCGATAATTGAAAAGCCATATTATTCTCCTCGTGTTAAAAATCGACAAACTTACTGTCTTCTTGATATACTTATTTATAAATTGTCTGTTTTATAGAAGCCAGTTACCACGACCGCTTGATCCTGAATCTACTGCCCATAAATCTCCCCCGCTATCAACGAAGGTTTCTTCTTCTGTTCCATTATCAATAATACCGAATGGTGTCAATTCTTCTTCAATTTGAGTCATTTGTTCGCCGTATAATTTTTTTCTAATATCAATATCAGTCAAGTCTTTGAAATATGTGTTGCTCGTTATCCAAGCAAACAA